TCTTTCGCTCAAACCCTCGTTTGGGCGAACGCCTTTTTTGGAGCAAAAAACATGGCCGAACTTAACCCGCCGCTGGGCACGACGACGCCTGAAATTTTCCTGGAAAACGTTAAGCGCGTAGAACGATTAGTGAACGGCCCGGCGGCCACCGTCCCCGATCGCGGCGGCGACCCGCTGGACTCCTGGCGCCTGATTATGGCAAAGGTCGCGGATGTCCTGGCCGCGTATCAGGAAAATGGCGGTGTGCTGGCGTTCGCTGATGAACAGACGCTGCTGGCCTATACGCCGGATAAACCGAACGTGCTGGCTCTGGATAGCGCGACTGGCGCTTACTGGTTCTGGGACGGGACGGCATGGACGAGAAACAGATACCAGTTCGGTGATATTGCGGAGGGTATTCAGCGGCTACTCCTCGCGAACCATACACTCACGGTTGCCATGAATGAAATGGATAATGGAAATGTTATCCTGCGTGAAATTATTCAACAGCAACATGTTTCGCAGCAGTTACTTTCGTGCGCAGTGAATGAGGTGAGCGGCCTGCCTGACACCGTACCGGTCATGCAACTGGATGCGCTGATGACAATCTCCACCCTGGGGGGCGCTCTTGCGGCACTTGATGGGTTTGATCCCGGGGAAGGAGACGGGACCGGAGACCAGCAACGTCTTCTCAACAATCTTTACAGCCTGTCCATGCTGGGCGGAGCACTGGTGCCGCTGGATGGTTTCGATCCTGATGCGATTTCTGTTGAGGCCCGCGAAACGTACAGCGAGCAGTACACGTTCCCGAAGCCGGGCAATATTATTAAACTATTTGTCACGTCGCCATCCGGTATTCCGGCCTCTAAAGGCGAGGGCGAATATTACACCACCGCCACTATTGATATTGATGGTGAAATACTGAATATCCCGTATTCATCCATTTCCGTACAGGGGGATTCGTCCGCCGCCTACGCGAAAAAAAATCTCAATATCG